AGTTTGGGAACAACTGGTGACCTAATTCTGTGTGACAGGTCTCAGTATTACATTGGAGATAGGAAGAGGTTCAGCATGTCTATTTCTAAGCACTTTCTCTTCAAATCCAATAAGACGGCCATAAGGGTTGTAGGAAGAGTGGATGGGCAGCCGGCAATTTCGGATGCTTTTGTGGTTCTCGGTTCCACTTCTTCGTAAGCCGAACAAAACAGAGGGAGTCCTCTAGTTAGGGCTCCCTCACAAAGAGGTTTGTTTATGTTTTTAACAGAACAGAAATTAGGAGAGTTTCTAAAACAGTTGTATCCGAGTGAGGATTTTATTCACGACAGAAAAGTGATTGATTCTAATATAAAAAATAGAGTAGATTATCAATGTTCAAATCTTCGTTTAATTGTAGAATTTGACGGTTATTTTCACTATTCTGTTCCTTCTGTCATTTTGAATGATCAGAAAAAGGATTTTACATATACTAATTTAGGATATAAGATAGTTAGGATTCCATATTTTGTTCAGTTATCTACTCAAGTGATTAAGGAATTGTTTGAAATTGATTTTAAAATTGATCAATCATATCCACATGGGTTTATAGACGAAAAAGCATTGTTACCGGCGGCATTCTGTGAATTAGGAATCCAGAGATTCTTATCTGATTTGGATAAGTTTTCTTTTATCAAAGAGGATATAATTGATTCTCTGTTTAAGAAAGTCAATGATTTAAAGAATCAAATGTTGGTATTACCTCCTTCTTTACTATATCTTTTGAGGAGAGATTAATGAAAATTAAGATTACAGATAGGAATTTGCTTGCTAGGTTTGGAGTGAATCCTTCATTCAGTGATGCTACAAAATTAAAACTCGTCAGACAAGGAAAAGCTGTTCTTGTTGATATGGATGAAGGGGTTGTACCAAAGTCAGTTACTAAAAACAAATTGAAAATTCTCTCAGGACTAGGGCAGGTACCAGGAAGAAAAGATCCTACTTTAAGAAGCGAAATGGGAAAACTGAAGGATATCTCAGAGGATAAGTTAATTGTGTGGGTTCAAGATATGGAAAGAATGGGGGGAGCAGAGCTTTCTAGTGAAGTTGTAGTAAATGAAGGGTTGAAAGAAGGATTCAATGTTGTTGTAATGACTCCCTACAATTTTTCAAAAAGTATTCTGAAAAAAGCAAAGTTGATTATTTTGAACAACATTTGGTACTTTGGAACGATTCAAATGGGGAACATTTTAGAGTGTTTGTTTGAGGACAAGATACCTTATGTTAAGTATGAGCATGACTTGAGGGAGCTTTCAAGACCAGGGTTTTCTTTACCTCTTTTCAAGCATGCAGTGTTAGATGTGTTTATAAGTCCTGCTCACCTAGAGAAACATCAGCGAATTTTGGAGATACCAAGATCATTGGTTCTACCTTTGGCAATAGACGTAAGTAGATTCAAACTGCACAAAGTTAAAAGGATAAAGGATAGAGTCATCAACACTTCAGGTAAATTGCATGCTAAAGGTCTTATGAATATGAAGGCATTTGTAGATAGTCATCCCGAGAAGAGTTTTGTATTCTATACTAAAAAAGATAAAATAGTAGAGCAAATGTTTGCCAACGATAAAAATGTCAAAATATCTGATCCTATAAAAAATCAATATCTCCCTAGAGAATATTCTAGGGCAGAATATTTCGTACATCTTCCTCAAAAGTTTCAACCTGGAGAACGAGGGGTGTTTGAAGCAGTATTATGCGGATGTAAGGTTATAATCAATGATAATGTAGGGCATTCTTCGTGGGGTTGGAATTGGGAAGACATAGATTTTATAAGGGAGCAGTTGAAACAAGCACCGGTAAAGTTTTGGGAGGAGATGAGGAAAATCATAAGATGGAATTAGTAGTATCTACTTATGGAGGAGACGAGATACTTGGTTGTGGAATTCTCATGATGAGAAGACCAAAGGATTTCTTCGTTGTTGTAGTTAGTGCGAGTGCTTTTCAGTATTCCGACGAGTTTCCAGATATCAGGGGAATAGATTTAGTTTTATGGAAGAAGGCTGAAACGGTGAGAGCATTAAAAGCTATAGGAGTAGATTCTATAAAGTTCCTTGGTCATCTAACTATATACAAAAAGGAAGTGATGGAAGATTTGATTCGCTTGAACAGAAGACTGAAACCATCAGTTATATATTTTCCTCATATAAACAGTGAGAATCTTGATAGAAAAAGGATAGCAAAGGTTTGCATGGATCTGAGAACCGATGCTACAAAAGTAATGTATCAATGTTCTGATATAGAAGCAGATAGTCCTTCTCATACTATTAAAATAGGGAATGCTGAAAAGGAGATAAAAGACCGACTGATACAAGTACACAGGTCTCAGAAGAGATTTCTTCAGTCGGAATATAAGAAAGGAATTTATGCTCATTATGAGTATTTTTGGAAAGTGGAGTAAACATGGAAAAGAAGACATTGGCAACATTCTTTAGAAATGGATTAGGCAATTTTATTTTGCTTATGCCTACATTACAGAGCTTGTCAGAGTTTTATGACATAAGTTTGGTATTGGATGATGGAGATACCTCAAGTAGTACAACTGTAGTTAAGAAGATTGCGGAGAAATGGGACAAGATAAAAAATGTTTATAGCTTCTATCGAGATTTAGAAGAAGTCTTTTCTCATGATAAGATATTTGCTTTTCCTCATGTTACTCCAGTTTTGATTTACAAGAAGTTCGTGGATGTAGAATTGGTTAGAGATATCAGTATTCCTTGGAGGGAATGTAGATTACATGAAGTTGACCTTTATTGGCTAGCGGCAAAGGAGTTTTGTCCAGAAATAAAAGCTCCTTTGCCAGTGAAGGATTTTCCTTTTGCTGAAGGTCCTATTTTGGATTCTGATAAGTTAAAGATAGCTCTATGTAATGGAGCTTTTTCTGGTTCTCGTTTCAACTGGGAAAGGAAGAGATGGGATAAACTTCCTGCTTTGGTAGGTTTATTATCTTCTATGTATGATTGTGAAATATACTTCCTTGGAGGAGAAGCAGAAAAGGAACAAGGTGAGAAACTAGCTGAGGAGTTTCCTGTGGTTCACAATTATGCTGCTAAAACAACAATCACAGAGACAGCGAAGATATTGGATCAATGTGATTTGTTTATAGCGAATGACACAGGTATAATGCACTTAGGAGATTTATTACAGAAGAGAATGGTAGTTTTATTTGGGCCAACGATAGTATCAAAAAGTGGGCCTTATTTTACTGAGGATTATAGAATAGTAAGAAGTCCTTGTGCATGTGCTCCATGTCAATTTCACTGGGTGTTTTCTACATGCCAAGATAACAAATGTATGAGGGCTATTAAAGTAGAAAAAGTAGTAGAAGCGGTACAGTCTCTTTTAGAAGGAGAAGAAAATGGGACTACTGAGTTATTGTCCAGTAACGTTGGAACAAGTTGAAAGTTGGTTAGGTATTTCATCAGTTACTGTTGATATAGGGAAGAATTTAGAGACGATTACTAACGGAGTAGTTTCCTTGATGGAGCAGCAAACAAGGAGGAAATTGTTTGCGAGAGATTATGATTATACAAAAGGAGACAAGGAAGCTATCAGAAATGGGAATGGAACAAGTACTTTGTGGCTTCCTGAATATCCAATTAACAGCATTTCGTATCTAAGTGTTGACGATACTGAAATAACTTGTACGAATGATGATTATGATGATGATTCTGGATACAAATGGTGGCCTAGCGGAGAATTGTATTATAGCTACGGTTTTACAGAAGGAAAGAAGAATGTTCTTCTTAAGTACAATGCGGGGTATGATTTAACTGCTCCAGAATATCCTGACTTACAGAGAATCTGTTTACAAATTGTAGCGTATTATTGGCAAAGAAGAGGGCTGGAGGACAAAGAATCGGAAAGGATTGGTAATTATTCGTACAAGATTGCAGACATCCGAGGTTTTCCTCCTATGGATGAGTTATTGAAGAGGTTTTCAAGAAGATGGGAATTGTAGGGTTGTTAAATCAGACATGTGATATCTACAGGCCTTCTGTATCCTATGACTCTATGGGAGGTCCAACAGAAAATCTTACTCTTGTGAATAGTGACATAAAATGTAGGATACAGCAAAGGTCCAATACTCTTCTATCCCTTATAAGGGGAAGAGATGATGTAGGAGAATACATAGGATTCTTCGAATATGGAACGGATATATCACAAGGAGATAAAGTATTGTTCAATGGAACATATTTGAGGGTAGTTTCGGTGGATGATGATGTTGCGGCTGCTGAACATCATGTGGAGGTGTATCTAACAAAATGAAAAGTGTAGCTGGCGGTGTTTTTGTAGATGTTAAGAAGTTTGTAGAAGGGATTGAGAAAGCTAAAAAAGAATACTCTAGGAAATGTAAAGCGGCTGCTATGGAAATAGGTGCTATGATGGAAAAAGAAGTTAAGATGACATTGTCTCATCCAGGAACAGGTAGAGTGTATACAAGGAGAGGAATAACCCATCAAGCATCTGCTCCGGGTGAACCTCCAGCTCCTGATACAGGTTTACTCAGAGCAAGTGTAACACATGAAGTTGTAGGATCAGGAAATTCTATAGAAGTTAGGGTTGGAACAAATAAAAAATATGGAAAAACATTGGAATTCGGGACGTTTAGTATAGCTCCAAGGCCTTGGTTGTTTAAAACAATCAAGGAGAATTGGGGCAAAGCTCTAAACATGTGGTCAACGAGGTTTAGAAAATGAAAGAAGTGAAGGAATGGTTGTATTCTACTATAACGGGAGACACTACCTTTCAGTCTCTTACTGGTGCAACCAGTACAGATAAGAAGATGTATGAGATTTCTCCTCCTGAGAAGGTAGAGCTTCCTTATGTAGTATATCAAATGAGTTCAGGACCAGTTCTTCCAGAAACTGTTATAGTAGAACATCCAATGGAGTTTTATACCCTTCATATTTTTGCTACTAGTTCTTTAGTAGCTGAAAATATATTCAACAGAATAGTAGATTTGGTGCACAACCAAACTAATGTGGAACTAACTAATTGGAAGTTTCTTCGAGCAACTATTGGAAGTCAAAATGATTTGGTAGAGATTGATTCCAAGAGTCGCAGAAGAATTTTCCATAAAACAATGATGGTACAAGTATCATCAATTTTGAAAAAATAAATAGAAAGGAGAAACTGAGATGGCGAATGTACAAGACGGTGATGTCACCGAAATCAAATTAGGAATATGCAGAGTTTCATATAACAGTGTGGATTTAGGTTATACCAAGGGTGGATGTACCTTGAGGATAATCCCTAATCAGTACGAGGTAACTGTGGATGAGTATGGTTCAATTCCTCTAAAAGAGTATGACATGGGATATGCGGTCGAGGTAGATGTATCTCTTGCTCAACATTCTTTTGATCAGATTGATGCCGCAGTTCCTGTTCTGACTAATGCTGATTCAGGAGGCAGTGAAAAGAGAACTTACGGGGACACTGTTGGTTCAGAGATAGTTGGTAAGGAGTTAGTTCTTGACCCGGTATACTCTGCAGCAGGCTACAAGGTGACCATTTACAAGGCTGTTCCTGTAGCTAACTTTGAGGTTAATTACACAGTTGACGCTGAGAAAGTGGTAGGTATAACCTTCAAGGGTACTTTGGATGACACTAGGGACGCAGGAGACCAGTTGTTCTCAATTGAAGATCCTGCATCCTAATAAAAAATAGAGAGGTGATTTTATGGCAAAGGACATAGTCAATCTAGATGCTGAGGAGATTTATCTTCCTGAGGAAACTAAGTTCCAGCTTCATGGAAAAGAGTATGTCATTAGTAGACCAACTGTAAGGAAGAGGATGGAGTACATAAAACTTGGTAGTGGTCTCACTGAGGAGACTGATCCTGAGAAGGTTGTCAATACCTTAATTGACTTATGTGTACTCGCAGTTGATGGATTGGAAAAGGAAGAGCTATATGACTGCACAGAAGCTCAGTTAGCTAAGATAATGGAGATGATTTCTGAGTGTTACGGGTTGAAGGAAGAAGGAAACGACCAGGACTCGGAAAAAAACTTGCCAAAGAAGAAAAGAAAGGGAAAGAGCGATTAAGTTTGTTAATCAACAAGATGTGCAGGTTCTATGGCGTTACGGAACGATACCTCCTTGATGAGATTGACTATGTCCTCTTCGAGGTGAAGGCTAGGGATATGCTAATAATACAATTGCAAGAACAATTGAGTCATGCTTATGCCAGTAATGCCTCACCTGAGTATGTGAAGAAACTCAAGTATAATCTAGAGTTTCTAGAAGGCAGTAACCAAGAGGCGGATGTTGCTGCCTTAAAGAAATGGAAAGGTAAGTACTGATGTTCGATGCGGGGTCATTGATCGCTCGCTTGAAGCTCGACAAGAAGCAGTTTGATCTTATGATCAAGCAAGCTGAAGATAGTGTCAAAAAGCTATCTACTAGACTTTCTAATCTAAATTTTAGTCTAGGAGGAAGGAAATTCTTTGTAGCTGGGGCGGCTATGAGTACCACCCTTGGGTTACTGACCAAGAAAGCAGCAGACTTTGAAGCAGAGTTAGCCCAAGTATCCACTATGTTGGATGAAGGTACCATGCCGCTCATGAAGAAATATGAGAAGGGGTTAGAAACCCTTTCAATTCAATTCGGTGAATCCACAAAAACATTATCTGAAGGACTTTATAATATTCTATCTGCTTCAATAGCACCAGAAAAAGCTTTAGATACACTAGCAGTGGCAGCAAGAGCAGCTACCGCTGGTATAACTGATACTGGTACAGCAGCTAAGGCAATAGTAACTATTCTAAATTCTTATGGACTTGGTGCAGAAAAAGCAGCAATGATTTCAGATGAATTGTTTGGTATAGTCAAGAGAGGACAAACCACTTTTGCAGAACTGGCTCCTACTATTGGTATGGTAGCTGCTTCTGCTGCTAAGTCAGGATTGAGATTTGAAGAATTAGGAGCAGCTATATCTACTATCACCAGAGCAGGTATGGAAACAACTCATGCCATCGTAGGTATAAATAACATGTTGATAGCCTTCTTGAAACCCCAGGAAGAAGCTGTTAAAGTAGCTAAGCAATTTGGATTAGAACTAAATACTAATACTCTCAGAACTATAGGTTTGACTGGAGTCATGAAAAAGTTGAAGGATGCTTCGGCGGAACAGTTAGCTCAGATATTTGGGAATATTAGAGGTTTAAGAGGAATGGTAGCAGCATTGGGGGATCTTGAAGGGTATACAAAAGATTACAATTTAATGCTCAACAGTGTGGGTCTTACTCAAGCGGCCTTCAATAAACAAGTTGATACCGCTAGATTTTTATTCAACCAAGCAAAGCAAGCTCTCAATGCTTTAGCAGTAATGTTGGGAAATAAACTACTTCCTGCAGTCAAAGATTTCTTAACTAATATGATTACAACTGTTAAGGAAATGATGAACTGGATTAATCTACATCCTAGATTGACTAAAGCACTGGTTAAGCTTGCTGAAGCAATAGCAATAGTAACTACGTCATTAGGAGCGTTAGCATTAGGAGTAGCAGCGGTCACTACAGCAGGAGGTCCTATAATAGCAGTTATGTTAGGAGTTGAAGCAGCAATTCTTGCAGTATATGAAGCAGCTAAGCATTGGGAAGAGATAGAAGCTGTTGCTCTAGGAGTTTGGGACTCTATAAAAGATTTATCTACTAAGATTCGAACAGAGATAACAACTCTCTGGAATTGGTTGAAAGATAAGCTTAAATTTGACTGGATAAAAGAAAGAATAGTAAGTATCTTTATCAGTATATCAGATGCTTTGAAAAAGATACCTTTAGTATCGAAGTTGATTGATTTAGTTCTCAAGTTGCTCAAGAAAGCCAAGGAAGTCTCTAGTGATGTTGCAGATGTAGTGAAAAGTAAACTTTCT